AGAAACGCCCCCTTACGGTTGTGCAGCCTGATTACGGCAAAATTGTCGCGGCAGAACGTTTCAAGCGCGAGGCGATTGGAGTTGTAGTTTCCGGTATGCAGATCGAGACAACTCGCGACAGCCAAGCGCTGATTGCCAGTACTGGATTGTCTGCCATTCTCGATCCTGAATACCGCTGTAACTTCAAGACGCTGACCGGCTTCGTCGAGATCGGTGCTGCGCAGATCATCGAAATCGCCAAGGCGGTGCGGACGCACGTACAGGCATGCTTCGACCGCGAACTGGCACTGTTGCGCGCCATTGAGGCGGGCGAGTATCGCGACGACATGCTGTCGGAGGGCTGGCCGAATTCATCGCTGCCCGAGCCTGTCGAGCTGCAATAGACGCCCCGCATTGACGGGGCGTTTTCTTTTCCGTCACGCATAACACCAACACCCTCACAGCCTCGCTTATGCGGGGCTTTTCGTTTCTGGAGAACGAACTTTATGAGTTTCTTTCACGGCGTCACGACCACTTCTGTCGATACCGGGGCGCGTACGATTTCTTTACCGTCCTCCTCGATCATTGGCCTGTGCGACACCTTCACCCCCGGACTGGTCGGCGGCGGTACCGCCAAGGCCGGTGAGCTCAAGCTGATCACCACCGAGCGCGAGGCCATCGCCGCCTTCGGCGCGGGGGCTGCGATCACGAAGGCCTGCCAGGCGATCTACACCAAAGCCAAGGCGGTGATCGTCGCCATCGGTGTACCGAAGATGGACGACCCGGCACTGCAGACCTCGGCGATCATCGGCGGCGTCCTGGTCTCTGGACAGCGCACTGGCCTGCAGGCGCTGCTCGATGGCAAAAGCCTGTTCAATGCCCAGCCGCGACTGCTGATCGCACCCGGTCATTCGGCCAATCAGGCGATAGCCACGGCGATGGACGGGCTCGCGCAAAAACTGCGGGCCATCGCCATCATCGATGGGCCATGCACCACCGACGAAGCCGCCATGGCCTACGCCGACAACTTCGGCAGCCGCAACCTGTTCATGGTCGACCCTGGCGTGCAGTTCTGGGACACCGACACCAGCAAGACCGTTGATGCGCCGGGATCGGCATGGACTGCCGGGCTTTTTGCCTGGACAGATGCCACCTACGGTTTCTGGGCCTCGCCGTCCAACAAGGAATTCACCGGCATCACCGGCACCACGCGCGCGGTCGAGTACCTGGACGGCGACGAAACCTGCCGGGCCAACCTGCTCAACAACGCCAATATCACCACGATCATCCGCGACGACGGCTACCGCCTGTGGGGTAACCGCACGCTGTCGAGCGATCCGAAATGGGCGTTCGTCACCCGCGTGCGCACGCTGTTTATCCTCATGGACGCGGTGCAGGCCGGGCACAAATGGGCGGTCGACCGCTCGATCACCAAGACCTACGTCAAGGACGTCACCGATGGCCTGGAAGCGTTCATGCGCGATCTGAAGAATCAGGGCGCGGTGATCAACTTTGAAGTGTTCGCCGATGAAGAACTGAACACGGCCAGCCAGATCGAGCAGGGCAAGGTGTACTGGCGAATCCGCTTCACTGACGTGCCGCCGGCCGAAAACCCAAATTTCCTCTTTGAAGTCACCAACCAATGGATGACCGAAGTGCTTGAAGCCGCCTAAGGAGGCCACCTGATGAAACCTGAAGTTTTGTCCAATTGCGCGGCGTTTATCGACGGCGTGAGTTTTGCCGGCGAGGTGCCGAGCCTGACTTTGCCCAAGGTCGTGCTGAAAACCGAAACCTATCGGGGCGGTGGCATGGCCGGTGAGATCGAGATCCCGGTCGGTGTCGAAAAACTCGAATCCGGATTCACCACCAACGGCGTGCGCCGTGAGGCGCTGAAGTGGTTCGGACTGTCCGACCGCACCGCCTGCAATGCCGTATTTCGCGGCACGTTCAGGGGCCTCCAGGGCAAGGTCACCCCGGTGATCGTCACCATGCGCGGCGGCCTGAAAGAGGTCGACATGGGCGACTGGAAGGCCGGTGAAAAAGCCGAAACCAAACACAACATGGCATTGACCTACTACAAGCTCGAGGTCGGCGGTCGGTTGATTTACGAGATCGACATGGTCGGCATGGTGTTGGTGATCGACGGTGTCGACCAGCTCGCAGACGAACGTTCGGCCCTGGGCCTTTAAGGAAATCCAACCATGAAGCAAGACATTCAATCGACTACTGAAACGCCGCTCCCTAAATGGCTTCAACTGTCCGACGACGGCTTTCGGATTAGCCTCAAGTACCCAACCGAATTGTCCGGTGTGACCGTCGACACGCTGATGATGCGCGCGCCCTGCGTGCGGGATGTTCGGGCGGCACAAGCGTCGTCCAACGGTGATGCGGAGCAACGTGAAATGTCGCTGTTCGCTTCGCTGACCCAGACCCCCGAAGCGGATCTGATGGGACTGAAGATGGTCGACTACCTGCGCCTGCAGGCGGGTTATTTTCGCCTGGTCACGGACGAGTAAATGCGACGGCTCCACGTTGAAGCTCCTGGCCAAACGCATGGCCAAAGAGACCGGGTTCTCGGCGGCTGAGATCACGGCCATGCCCTTCAACGAACTGGTGTGGTGGCTCTCTGACTGAGCCACCGCTCAACACTTACGACGCATAAGGCACGCTCATGGCGAAGAACCTCGCGCTTGGCTTTGTCATTGGCGGCGCCGTCGATCCGACGGTAGGCAAAGCGTTCAAGGACGTCGAAAGCAAGATCAAACATTTGGACTCGGTGGGCAGCAAAGCCCGAGTCCTGCAGAACACCATCGGCGACACCATGCGTTTGCGCGATGAATGGCGCAAGGCGCATATGACCGGCGCCGAAGGCGCGGACAAGCTGCTGGCCAAGTACGAAAAGAATCTCGAACTGCTGAAGAAACAGGGCGTCGAGGTCGGTCGGTTGAGCAAGGCTTACGCCACCATGGGGCGCGTGGCCGCCGGTGCCGAACTTAAAGCGCTGGGCCACCGGCAGATCGAGGAGGGCCGGTCAGGCCTCAAAAGCACCCTCGGTCAAGCCGGTGCGCTGACCGCTGCAGCCGCCATCCCGACCAAGGTCAGTGCCGACTACGGCGCGATCATCCGTGACATCGCGATCAAGGCCAACATTGCCAACTCGCCGGAAGAAGCGCAGTTGTCCAAGACGGTGATCGAGACGTCACGCGATACGGGTATGGCGCGCAATCAGGTGGCCGAAGTGGTCAACGCCCTGGTCGGCGCCGGCATGGAGCTGGACAAGGCGCTGTCTTATGCCCCGACGGCGGCCAAGTTCGCCGTGGGTCAGGGATCGGAGGGCAGCGAAACGGCGAAGATGATCAACGCCCTGGGGCAGAACGCCAAGATCACTGACCCCAAGGTGATGCAACAGGCGCTGGAGGCTATCGCCTACCAAGGCCAGGCGGGCAGCTTCGAAGCAGTCGACATGGCCAAGTGGTTTCCCGAGCTGCTGGCCGGCATGGGCAAGCTGGGCATCACCGGCATGGACTCGGTAACGCAGCTGGGCGCCATGCTTCAGGTGCAGATGAAGACGGCCGGCGGTTCGGACGAGGCCGCGAACAACCTGAAAAACTGGATGGAAAAAATCGGTTCCGGCGAGACGGTCGACGCCTATAAAAAGGCCGGTATCGACTACAAGGGTTCGATGCAAACCGGTCTGCAGAACGGCATGTCCACGCTGGAATCCAGTTTTGCCCTGGCCCAGAAATACATTCAGGCGACCGACCCGAAGCGTGCGGCCGAAATGGCCAAGGCCACGGCGGCGATCAGTAAAGAGGCCGATCCCGAAAAGGCCAAGGCCATGATGAAATCGCTGGAAGAGGCTTTGCGCACCGGTGACCTGTTCGCTGACATGCAGGTGAAAGCGGCCCTGACGGCGTACATGCAGAACAAGGATTTGTACAACCAACTGAAAAAGGATTCGGCCGGGGCCACCGGAATCCTCGACAAGAACCTCGCCGAACGCCGGCAGACGTCTGCGCAAAAGTGGTCCGAGATGGCGCAGTCCATGGACGACGCCATGCGCAGCATCGGCGATGCGATCCGGCCGGTCACCGACGCCGTGGCCGACGGCATCAACAACGTGAGCCGCAAGCTGTCGGTTTTTGCCGACGAGTTTCCACGGGTCACGCTTGGCATCGGTACGGCCGTGGCTGGACTGGTCGCGCTGAAGGGCGCCGTCAGCGCATTCAAGGTCGGCAAGGGCCTGATGAACCTCGGGCGTGGCACCTTGATGGGCAATCCGAACATCCCGCAAAAGGTGATCGTCACCAATCTGCCAGGCGCAGGGGGCGGGCTGGATGCCGGCGACCTAGATGGCGGCGATAGCAAGAAGAGCAAGAGGGGTAAGGGGGGCGGCAGTAGAGGTGGTGGGCGCGGAGGCCCAATCGCCGAGGGCATGAAAGGTCCGGTGATCTTCGCGGCCGTCGATGCTGGTTTCAAAGCCTATGACACCTACCAGAATGCCGAGACTCAGGACGAAAAGGCCGAAGGCTACGGACAGGCGGCCGGCAGCCTGGCGGGCACTTTGGCCGGTGCGGCCGCCGGTGCCGCCATCGGCACAGCGGTGCCGCTCATTGGCAACATCGTCGGCGGCGCGATTGGCGGTTACATCGGTTATATGGGAGGAGATTTGGCCGGCGGGATTCTAGGCAAAAAACTGTTCGGCACCGACGAGTCGCTGAGGCGCGTGCCGGACGCCGGGCCATTGATGATGGCCGATGCTGGAAAAAACCTGTCGCCGGTGATGGGCGACATTGCCAAGTCATTCGAACCCAAGCCAGCCTCTGGCCCATTGGCTCCTGCAGCAATGGGCGATGTGGCCCGGTCACTTGCTGTCCCTACAGCTGCACCGGTTCCTCCGGCATTGCTCGCCGCACCGGTTCCGGCCGCCAAATCCGAAGCGCCGAAGGTCGAGCAACAGGTCCAGATCTCGGCGCCGTTGCACATCACCGTGCAGGGCGATGCCAAGGATCCGGCGCAGATGGCGCGGGAGCTGCAGCCTTTCATTGCGCAGCAAATGCAGCAGGCCACGCAGCAGCTGCAGAACCGCAAACTCTACGATGAACCGCATGTGTAAGGAGGACTGATGGCCTACATGGAACAACTGCAGTCAGGACTCAAGCAACTGGCGGCAGCGGGCGAGACCGGACGGCGCAGCCTCGACGGCATGATAGGACCGGTCAACGGTGCGATCAGCGAGATCAGCGGCGCCGCCTCGGAGCTGGAAGGCATTCCCTTTGTCGGTCCGGCGATTGGAGAAAAACTGCAACGCGTGATGCGTGGGGTGAATGCCGCCCAGGCCAAGGTTGGCCAGGTGGTGGCCACCTACAACAAGGCCACGCGTGCGGTGTCGCAGATCGATGAGCGCATGGGCCAGCTGAAGGAGCAGGCCGCCCGGGCGTCTACCGCCATCAACAAGATCGCTGGCAAGGTCAGCCCGTCGCTGGGCAACATCCTGCCGACCGGATCGTTGGCCGGGGACGCGACGCCGGTGCCGGAAGCGGTGAAGCCGTTTCCGCACCTGCTGATCGTGCAGCCGCTGGATCCGAAGGCGGTGCCGTATTACTTCAACCTGGATACCGCCGCCTTCGACGAGCTGCGGCGATCCACGGAGTACCGCTGGGCCTCGCAGGAACGCCTGACCCGGCGGCCGGCACAACAGGCGGTGGGCATCGGTGAGGACAAGATCACCCTCAAGGGCGCGATCTTCCCCGGCTTCAAGGGCGGCATCAAGCAACTGGACACCCTGCGCAGTCTCGGCGCCCAGCTCCAGCCACTGACACTGACCACCGGCTATGGCGACGTACTGGGCACCTGGTGCCTGAAGAACGTCGAAGAAGAACAGAGCGCACTGCTGCAGGGCGGGATCCCGCGCAAGCAGGCGTTCACTTTGGAGTTTGTGCGTTATGGCGATGACCTGCAGAACGTCTGACGGGGATCTGCTCGATACCCTGTGTTACCACGCCTATGGGCATCTCAGCGGAACGGTCGAGGCGGTGCTGGATGCCAATCAGGGCCTGGCCGACGAACCACAACCTTATCGGGCCGGTATTGTGATTGAGTTACCAGATCTGCCTCAGCCGTCGGAGGACGGTATAGCGCTATGGAGTTGATGAACTATAGTCACCCACAGTTCACGTTGCTCCTTTAGCTTGATCCCCTTCGAAGCCCGCCCTGTGCGGGCTTTTTTTTGGAGCAAAAATGACCCCCCTCTTTCGCATCGTCGCCGACGGTGCCGATGTCACCCAGCGGATCAACGACCGTCTGCTGCAGCTGAAAACCACCGACAAACCCGGTATGGAGTCCGACGAGTTTGAATTGCGCATCGACGACCGCGACGGCGCGGTGGTGCTGCCGCCACGCGGAGCCAGCATCGAGATTTACCTGGGCTACGCCGAAACCAAACTGACCCGCATCGGCCGGTATGTGGTTGATGAGATCGAACTGTCCGGTCCGCCGGACACGTTGGTGATCAGCGGCAAGGCCAGCGACATGCGCGGCAGTGGCAAAACCACTCGCAGCGGCAGCTGGGAAAATGTGCCGTTGTCGCGGATCGTCGCTGATGTCGCCGCACGCAACGGCTGGCAGGCGGTCTGCCCGGTGCAAACCAAGGTGCCGCGTGCCGATCAGCTCAACGAGTCGGACTTCAATTTCATCACGCGCCTCGCCAAGCAGTACGACTGCACGGCCAAGGTGGCCGACGGCAAACTGCTGGTGATGCCACGGCAAGCTGGGCAGAGCGCATCGGGCAAGGCGTTCAGTGTAGTGACAATCCGCCGTCCGGACGTGAGTCGCTTCCAGTTCAGACTCGGTGACCGCAACACCCACAAAGCGGTATCGGCCAAGCATCAGGACAAGAAGACCGGCAAGCTCGCCGTGGTCACTCTCAACAATGACGAATCGCCGGATGGCCTGCCGCCGGTGCACACCGACCGTCACATCTACCCGAACAAGTCAGCCGCCGAAGCGGCAGCACAGGCACGTCTCACTGCATTCAACCGCTCCACGGCCGGCGTCCGGCTGGAGATGGCGGGGCGCACTGATCTGTTTGCCGAACGATCGATCAACGCCCAGGGCTTTAAGGTCGGGCTCGATGGCGAATATCTGGTCGACTCGGTGGAACAGGTATTCACCCAGGCCGGCTGGAGCACGACGGTCGAGTGCAACGGCGGCAAAAAGGGCAAGGCGAAAGCCAAAGGTAAGAAGAAAAAGCCGGCGAAGGATCTGAAGGTTGTTCAGATCAAGCAGTAATGCTGCATTCCCATCACCCAGGAGAACCCCCATGTCACTGACGGAACAACAGCTGCAACGCATCATGCCCAACGCCCGCCGCCAAGCGGGCGTTTTTGTATCCGCCCTCAACGCAGCCATGGCTCATCGACAGATCAACACGCCGAAACGCCAAGCCGCGTTCCTGGCGCAAGTCGGTCACGAGTCGGGTCAGCTGCAGTACGTCCGGGAACTGGGCGGCGACCAGTACCTGAGCAAATACGACACCGGCAACCTGGCTGC